CGCTTGTTTCTGCTTTGCTTCCTTCTGAGCTATTGCTGCTTCCAAGCTTGTGTTCTCCGGTTTGAAGTGCTTCGCCATTTTTCGCTTGCTCCTTTTCTGTTAGTTTAGCTGCTTTTTTCTGAGCAGCTTTAAGATTTTGTTTTCTTCGATACATTCTTACCTGTTGTTTAGACTCTTGCTTAAATGTACGAATAACCCTTAACAACTCTCGTTTTGTAAAGTGGTCTTCACCATTATTACCAAACTCGGCGGTACAGGCTCCAGAGTCTAACATTGTAATTACAATAGTTCTGGACATTTTTAATCCTCAAGCATTGCTATCTCCAAATTGTTCTTCTTAGCATATTCTCTCATTTCTTTCTTGCTATAAAATGTTTTACCTTTATCACAAACGTGCTCCAAGTAAATACCTTCTGCTGGCCATATGTGGGGACTGAATGAAGTCGGAAATAAACACTGCATAGGAGCGTGACATTGTAGGCACTTATGCAGTTCCTTTCTGTTTTTTAATAAAACATCTTTTTCAATTCTACTACAATTTGGACACTTCATATCATAGACTGGCATTTCTATATTCCTCAGCTATTTTATCCATCTGTTCATCTGTCAACTGTATTACTTGACAATCTGAGATAATAATTTTACCGCAGTTTGCACACTTCCATCTACCTTGCCAAAGTAGTTTAAGTATCAACTCATGGATACAAGGATAACCGTAACCAAAATACTCACCACAATTAGGACAGACCAACACCTTGACCTCCTGGCAATGCGGGTGCTCCAGCACCCTGTCTAGCCCCACCTTGTTGACCTGGTTTAGGTATAAGTCTCTCAAAGTTGGGGTCATTAGCCGCATCTAATATATACTCATATATTGCAGGAATATTTGCTCCAGGCAACTGCATAAACTGTATTGCAGTCATTATAGCCTCAACTTTTCTCTGTGCTTTACTTAACTGTCGTTTATTTGCTAATGATAAGTCATATAAATAATCTCCTGCTACTTCATCAGCAGTAAATCTAACAAACTCTCTATCAATCATAGCATACATAGGTCTACGAGCAAATGCAAACTGTATCTGGTTCATTTTACTCATTGAGTCACAGTATAAGGTAGATACCACATTTTGCCTCATAGACTCACGTCTTTCAGCTCCCATTGCTACTGTAGTTGTCTCTCTCGCTGTTCGTCTAGTACTAACATCAAACTCACCCATTTGGTTTCTACTAAGACCTACAGCTTCTCTAGCATCCTGCCTATTAGCACGTGATTGTAACTCAAACTCCATACTACTACCTTGAGGGAATGTTTGTACTTTACCAGTCAAATCTGTAGTATCAGCCTCTTCAACTGCTCCAACGTCAGCACTAATAAATCTATTTAGTTCGTCTCTACTCCTAAAAACTCCCTTAGCGATAAGAAACTTAAGATTATTAATTCGTCTTTGTTTTTCAGCTTGAAGCTCAATGTCAAACTCTTTCTTCTGCAATCTACCTAAATAATGGGCAAGAGGTGTTGACCAAAACCATCTAGGGTGATTAACAAATGTAGCACTAACATAAGGTGTTCCACACACAACTTGGATTGGGTCGACATCATCTCTAAGAAATCTATCATAGTCATAGCAAATTACCTTGATAGTATTATCACTTCTATCAATTATCTCCCAAATCTCATTATACAGTACTCTAGTATTCTCACGATAACCAGCTGTATTCTTACGTTCTCTAAACTTCTTCTTAGCAGCTCCTACATTAAAGAATGTGTCAACATAAGATTCCATTGAGTATTGTGCTTCTAGTCTACTCTTATTCTTATACTTAGGGTCAGCTTTTATGTATGTATTAAGCCGTATACTTCTATGAGCTACCCAAGGAGCTGTATCAAGACTAGTAGTTCCCCACGGAACAACTATATCATGAGGGTTAACTGCCATACACCAAGGCATACCAGGACTGCCTCTCCCGAACTCAATTCTATTACCTTTTTTGTTAAACTGAGTAAGAGTCATACCAGAGGGGTTACTAGCACTACCTGTATCGAAAAAGGGATTATAGCCAAACTCACTATCGTAGCCCATTTTCCAAATAGCTCGACCATATAAGTAAGCATGTAAAGTTGACCTAGATGCTTCATTTTTAAGTTTTAATTTCTTTACTAAGTAATTATCCCAACTTTCAACAATAGGAGCTCTATTAACACCAGCAGGATGCTCTGCGGTAACTGAAATCTCAGGATTTGGTACGTTGATACTGCTTAACAACGTATCACCCATAGAGAATACAAGATTAGCTCCAAGAGCAGTATCACTCTCTATATCATTTAGAAAATCATCCTCGAGCTTCTTCCAAGCCTGTTCTCTACCAAATATCTCTCGAAACTTCAAGCCGTTGTCTATCTCAACACACCAATCTTCAGGTGTTAGTTTAGCCACGTTTTCGTCTCCCTTTATTAGCTTGAATAGCTCTGTGATGTCTTAGAGCTGCCTTCTTAGTTCTATGTCTCTTTATCACTTTACCTTTATTTTTACCATGACAGTGATAAACTGTTCTACCTCTTACAGTCATAGTTTAGTCTCCTATATATGTTTAGGTTGATGATAACCATTTTCGCGAGTAATACTCTGTAACGCTTGTTTCTGTCTCTCAGCCTCAGCCTGAACAGCTTTCATAAAAGCAGGGTCTTGTTCAATTTCCCTAGCTCGCTTCAATGTATCAACAGCGTTTTGTACCCGATACTTATCATAACCCATTATAGTATTAGACTTCTCACTAATCATTTTAACTATTGGCTTCATGTTATTCTCCTAATTATGAACATACTCACGGTATCCTTTATATCTCTCCCCAAGCTGACCAACATCATAAGGATAACGATTAAGTACTTTTACTCTATTCTGTAACTCTTCAATTATTGCTGCCCCACTAAATGGGTCATTTAGCTTTTCATTCTGTTTCTCTTGTTTGAACGATTCAGTGGTATTATACCAAAAACCTATCTGCATACTTAGAGCATCAGCTAAATCATCGTGTGTACCCTTTGGAAATGCAAGTAACTCTTGCTCCAACTCATTCATGTGGGACTTAATAACGATACGCTCTTCAGCAAAATACGGTTGTAGTCCTCTGATTCTCTCAACTTTTGAGCCTTGTAAGCTAGTTAACTCGTTGATATATGCTATAATATTCTCTTGAGTCATTCGCTTTCTTAGCCAATAGTTAAGAGTACGTTGGTAACCTATAGACTCAACCAATACCTCCATAGGTTTATATACACGAATGTGGTCTAGTATTGCATTAACAGTCTCTCCAGGGTCAAACCTTCCTCGTGTATAGTGAACTACATATATTTTATTCTCATTAGGTAGTACTGCACAAGTCAATACTACAGTATAATCAGGGTCTGATGTTTCCTCCTTCTTTGCTGATGCTAAGTCGACTGAAGTTACGTAATAAACATCAGCTTTTTTATCAAAAGTATCATAATACCTAATCCATTGTCGCTTAAATACTTGGTTTATAGCAGCTGTAGGAGCGTTCATGTATAGACATGCAAACATATAAGGCCCTTCAACCTTCTCAAGCTCTCTAGCTACAGCATCATTGAACCTACTCCATATAGTCTTACCGCCACTCTCAGGCCTAGCAGGGTTTCCACGCTCATCTTCATATATGTATCTTGAAATATGGAAGTATTCAGGACTATTAACCATAATCCAACCTTGTAAATCTCCCTCAGCCCATCTAGTACCTACAATAATAATGCGACTTTTTAGTGGATGTATCAAAAGTGGATGACACTGTCTGTGCCAACCAATAGCTTTTTCAATATCAGCTTGTGTTGGCTGCTGTACTATACCAGTCATATCGTCTTTTTTAGGTGCTATTGTATCATCTTCTATAATTTCATCATAGTGACGTGATATTGTTGCTGTGCCGACACCTGCAGCCTCAAACGTACCCTCAGGGTGTGATGCAGTTCTGTTCACAACAAGACAATCATTCTTCCAAGTGTTACCTTTAGGAGGTAATATTTCAGGATACAATGCTTTGAACAGCTTATTTTGCTCAAATATCTTCTTAATTGCTCCAAGTTTCTTACAAGCGTTAGAATAACTGTTCTGTACGATTAGTATTCTTACATTATGGTCATTAATTGCTCGCCAGATTGGATAAGCTATTGAACAAATGGTACTTTTGAACCAAGTACGAGGAAATGTTACCATTAGGCGTGTTAAGTCTTTATGGTTTTCGAGTGCCTGACATAGAGGCCCATGTATGTTAGGGTCTAAGTCACTAAATCCTAGTATTCCACGAGCAAAAAAGAACAGTGATTCTCTACCTTTTCGTCTATAAAGCTCTAACAAATTGTCAGTAGTAGTACTCTCGTTCACGCGTTAACTCTTCAACCATCATCATAAATATTTCACCACTCATATAGACTCCATCTTTATGAGTTTTAATACCACAAACATTGTTCCCTTCTGGAATAATTAACAACTCATTGCCAAAAATAGGATGTGGTTGTACAGCTTTGGGACGTTGACCACTCACTCTACAACCACACCAAAGGAGAACAGATAAACAAACTATGATTATTCGTGTTTTCATAATCCAAAATGATAGCTTCTAAAAATTACAAAGTCTTTACCAAACTTAAGACCTGCTTTCTTAAACTCGCGATAAACCTCTTTCTCTGTTTCAAAGTCTATAACTTGGTCATTCTCAATCTTACTAATTAACATCAACCTATTATTACACTCATCTACATCATCTGTTGCACTAACATAATCATCAAAGCACGTACCAGATCTATCTTCAACAACATACTTTCTATCATCAAACAAGTTATTAACATCAACTTGTACGTTCATTTTTAGTTCTCCACGTTAACACATAGTAGGCCGGCTTCGCCGGACTGACGCCTGCGCGGCGGGCGGACGGTTTTGTTCTCGGCAACGGATTGGGCTCTGGGTTCTATAAAAGTAATAAAAAGGGAGGAGGTTGCCGAGCTAGAACCGTCAGAAACTAGCATTATTGGTCTCCTCCCTCACCAGTTCCAGCGACCTGTGTACTTATTATTTCTTTAGGCCTCAACGATTGCTCAAGCTCAAGTGTTTCTTTAAGTAGCTGCAAATCTTCACGAGATATGTTTATAATAGGTTTATCGTCAGACTCTTGACGTGTTATTTTAACTGTACCAGTTCTATCAAGAATTGATTCGGCGGACCTAAGTGCGATAGCCTCACTGTTTGATAACAAACCAGTTGTTAATCTTTTAGCTGCGGCCGCCGCATGTTGTTGTAAGATATCGCTGGCGTTTTGTACTTCACACTCTGCCAGTTTCTCATCATGGTCTTCATTGTAATTACTACGTCTAATAGATAACTGATGTTGGAAAGAACCACTATTAATGATAATACCAACTTGACGAGCACTCATATGTAGTTTTTCACTAATTTGCTTAGGTGTTAGACCTTCAATACAGTAGTCTATAATTTTGTTATGTCTAGGTGTTAAAGATGTTATTTGTTGTACTGGCATTTTTTACCTTATTAATATAGACGTACAGTAACCATATTACCACATATTGTATAGCCGATGAGCAAGAATAAATGTTGTAATTTTAGGAGAAAAAATAAAAAATTTTTTCAATGGGTGAAAAAGTGTTT